TTATCAGCTACTACCGAGTTAGCAGCAAGTTTATCCGTAGTAATAGCAGTATCACTAATCTTAGTTGTTGTGATAGCACCTGCACTAACTTTGGATTCGGTAATAGCATTAGCTGCAATCTTTAATTCAGTAACAGCATTAGCTACAATTTGAGCAGCAGATACCGTGTTTATATTTAGACCACCAGTAGCTTGATCTAATGCTGCAATATTTGTTTTAGCTGCAGTAATAGATGCATTAGCAATCTTTAACCCAGTAATAGCAAAATCAAGAACTTCAGTAGAGCTAATAGTTAGTGGTGGAATAATAACATCGAGGTCAACAGCTACACTAGGATCAACTTTCCATGTCGTGTCTGGTGCATTAATATCGACAGCAAACTTAATTGATCTTGCACCAAGAGGCTTATAGTATAAACTTCTTTGAGTACCAAACCCGTCAGCCACTTGATACCAAGTGTAATCGGCGGGGTTAGCAGATTCAGTTGTAGATTCAGAATTAAAGATACCAAAGAAGGTCTTATAAGTCTGGACATTAGAAAAACCTTCTCCCGTACTGTTGTCAGCATATTTAATCTGAATATATCTATAAGGATACTCAGTTAAAGCACCACCACCTGTATTAGGAATAACAGTGGTTGTAGCAGAGCCAGCACCACTGCCATTTAAAGCTAAATCATATAGGAAAGTATCTAACTCAGGGTTACCTGTGTATGGTGGAATTACGTTCATTGTTATCTCCTGTCAGCAGATTTAGCATCAAAGTCATATAGGGCAAGTCGCCAATATCCTGATGACTCGATTTTAAAGTTCATAACACGACCATTTACTCGTGGATCAACTCTATATCCTTGTGTTTTAGCGTTATTAGGTTTGAATACAAATAGATCATCGGAAGTAAAAGTAACATTATCTGTATAATTACTTTGTCCTTTGACATAAATATTAATATCACTATCTAAAGGTACATTATCAAATACAGTGTAAATAGAACTGATTAAAGAACTACCTTTAATATCACCTGTATTTAATTTTTTCTTTTCTACATATGCGGTATAGTTAGCAATAGTAGTTCCATTATACATCTGATAGCTATCATTAGTAACTAATGTAGCTGTACTATTAGTAGTCATGTAAATAGAATCTTTTGCATATTGAAAAGTATTATTTAAATTAGATGGACCATTGAAACCATAAGTAATATTAGTTAATTGTCTCTTTGTCCATGTACCATTTTTATAATTAAAGATTAAAGCTTCATTACAAACAGTAGATGTACCTTTAGGATACAATACCCAAATCTCTTTATAATATTTATCTTTGACAATATGTACTTTATTAGTAGCTGATTTATTTAAATTGCTAAAGAAATAATCTTTATTTTTACCTTCTAAAATAGTATCAATTTTACCTGAGCCATTATGGATATAGATATCATTATTATCTACAACAAAATGGTTACCATCAAATTCAATAACACAATCAGTATTCATAATACCATATGTTTTAGAGTATGGTCTTACAACTGTTTGTGCTCCAATAGTTAACATTGAAATACTGTCTTGTGAATATACAAACATATTACCTCTTAACTCAGCCATATCTAAAATAGGTGCTGTTGAAGATAATTCAAATTCATCTGCAGTATCAGTAGTTAAACCTGGTTGCCATACTTGTGGGACGTTACCTGTTGGTGCTTGAGCAGATACCCTAATAGTACCCGGTGCATATGATAAAACATTATTATCATTAATAGTTAAATTAGCAGCAACAAGGGAATAGTTTAATGCTCTTACTACTTTGGCAGTAATAATTAAACCACTTAAGTAATTCCAGTTGGGCAAAGGCTGAAACGTATTTTGTGCTGTTGCTGAACCATATAAACAATATAGTGGTGTTGTCTGACCATTGTTCATGATGACAGCAAAGCCACCGTTAAAAGGTGTTGCTTGCCAATCACTATTGTTATATACTGAGTCAGTGGAAGTAAACATATTTGAAATATTACCAGCAGCATCTACTCGGTAAATATAACCGTTCTGTGCAAAGATATTATAACCCTGATCTGGTCTTCTCCAATGAATACCAAAGTTAGCTGCAACAGGTAGTGTTTTTCCAAATACTTCACCAGTAATTGTTTCTACAGATTCATTACGGAATCTTACGTTTAACACATCCGTGAATGTGTTTGGTGGTAGTAGTAAGGGTGAAGTATCCTTATTTAAACCACCACTACCTAATTGATTAACTTGTGGCATACTTATTTCCTTATATCTTTTCTTTAATAAACGCTCTTACAAGCTGCCCAACAATATCTGATCTTACAATATCGTCTACTGTAAACCGTACAATAGGAATTTCGATATTATGCTTCTCACAGATTTTACAGAACTTAATGATATTAGAACCATTATCAATATCTGACTGAGTAGCGTCACCCATAAGAATCATCTTAGAGTTTTCACCTAGTCGTGTTGTAATAGCTTTTAATTCTTCGATTGTAAGGTTTTGACATTCATCAACTAATACCAGAGAATTTTCGAATGATCTACCCCTGATTGTTTCAAGAGGTTGTAATTGAATAATATTCTTTTCTAAGATATAGTCGTATTTAGTTTTACCTAACTGTTTTTCAAGTACACTAATTAAAGGTAATAACCAAGGTGTTAACTTTTCGTTAATATCACCGGGAAAGAAACCTAAAGATCTACCCGTAGGTACATTACTACGAGTAAGAATGATGTGATCGTACTTACCAGTTAAATATAATTGAGCTACTTTGGAAGCAGCACAATAAGTTTTACCGACACCAGCAGCGCCTAGAGTGACGGTAATTGGGAACTCGTGGATAGCATCTAATAGCAGACGCTGATTTTCCGTTTTGGGTTGAATGTGAAATGAACGTTCATCTCGTTGAATACGCTCACTACGCTGCTTATGTACTCTTTTCAATTTATAATCCTTAACTACAGATTACCATTTAACTTTATTCGCCCAGTAAGCTGCGCTTAATGGACCTTTAGCAATATCTTTAGCATGCCTCGCTTTGAATGACTCTCTACGATTACGGTATGATTCAGATTCGCCACTCTTTTCAGGGCTACCTTGTGTTCCCTGTTCACCAAACCTAATTAGTCGTACCTTGCTGCCTTCTTTAACTAAGACAGCATGGGACTTTGTAGGATGGCTAGGTGTTCGTTTCGGTTTGTTATAACCCGAAAACGTTTCTCCAGCGTATTCTATCATAATTCGTTTCCTAATAGGTACCGATTAGACGTTACGTTCAAAGTGTGGACAGTCTACTAATGATTTAAAGTTACCACCCCATCGGTTCTTACTGTTTAAACTCTCCCAGTATTTACCTAAAGGTGCTAAAATTTCTTTATTCCAAATGATGTTACCATCTTTAAAGAAGTTTAAATCAACAGCACATCTTTTTAAATGAATTGAATTCATTGTCTTTGATCTGCCTGTTTTAAAGTAGATAGCTTGTTGTTCAGGTGTACGGGCCAATTCACCGCCTGTAACCATAAAACCTTTTTCCGTAGCGTATTGGATAAGCTTGCACATATCCAAAAGGAAGGCAGCTTGTTCTTGACTTAGACTCATTCTTTATTCGCCTTTCTCATTTCCATAACCTTCTCTACAGTACGGCCACCGAAGTAAGCTGTCATTACAAGCATACCCCATTGACCTAATAAAGCTACATAAGATTCCTGCACGCTAATACCCGCAGCACTTAAGCCAGCAAATAATAAATATGCAGTTAAGATATAAACAAGGGTTAATGGTCTGATATTCTTAGATAACGTAGAATCAGAAGCCATGTCAGATTTCCAACGATCGCTGACGTTATCTTCTTGATTAGCTTGTGCTAAGAGTAAAGCCTCCAGTTCTTGCTGTTCTATTTTTGCTTTCTCAATACCTAACTCTAGTAATCTTTCTTCGTGATCAAACTGTAATTGTCTTAACTTTTCGACTTCAGCAGGAGTAGGGTTATCGCTAATGCTAATGCCTAACTTTTCTTCAACTACTTGTTTACCTTTTGCTTGGATAGCACTAGCTAAAAGACCTAAGCCGTTTTGAGCTAATGTACCAAGTAATGCGCCTATAATAGGGACCATATTATTTGATATCTTTATAAATAGAAATTAATTTATGACCGATCATAAGTACCGTATAGATTAACGTAGCCCAAAGGACTAGTTCAGATACTTGATAACCAGCGACTGTTGCTAAAGAAACGCCTACGGGTGCTGCGGCTTTTGTAACCATAGATACCCCTGTTTCTGTTGTGTGTTGTAATGCTGCTTCCATAATGTTTATTGTTAGTTAGTTAGTTAAACCTTACCACGAATATAGGCGGTAGCGGCCATAAATGCCACAACAATAGTACCCATAGAAGCGCAAAAGGTAGTTGCTAAAGCCATTATTAACGATGTTTTCTCATTAGTAATATATGGCAGGGTTAATAATAGTATAGTTAGAAATGGAAGTGCCAGAGCAAACCAAGCCATAAGGCGTTGTTGATCTGCCAACTTATCCATGTTCTCTACTTGAAGCATACGTTCACTACGATTAAGTTCTTCATCACTGACAACACCATCATTGTCAATATCAAACTTGTTATACTCTGAGTCTTTCTCTAGTGTCTTACTCATTATTTATTCTCCAAAAGGTAATTGTGAAAATATAAAATCTAATAATGTTTTGGATTTGTCAACTGGTAATACGTATAATAAATCTAAAAACCAATTTAGCATAATTACTATACAAATAAACCTGATATAGCGGTCAATACCTAACCGCCAATCAGTGCCTACATCAAACCATTTAAACAATGTCCACACTTAACCACATCCGTTTTGAATGCAGTGAGAAAGAATTGCCCATCCACCCCACATTAATACAATAAAAATAACTAGGGAAAGTATAACAGCAATAGCTAATTCGTTTTCTTCTTGTTGCTTTTTCTTTTTACGTTTGGCTTCTTCTTTAGCTTTACCTGCAGCCTTAGCTGCTTCTGCTTCCATAGTTGCTGCACGAGCTTTTATTTTCATCCAGACATCCATTTTATTGGCGTTCCAGAATAAACGTTTAAGGTCTTCTTCAAACTCGCGTTGAGCATCAATAGCCATCTCAAGTTCAAAAGCCTTACCCATTGCGGATGTACCAAAAGTACCTGCTTTGGCCGCTTCTGCTGAAGCAATAGCGTTAGCTTTAGCATCAAAATACTTACCAAGAGTAGGGGCTAAAGATTCAATACTACTGGCTGTAGCACTTGCTTTTTTAACTAGTGATACTGCCTTGTTTACTGCATCAAGTGCAGCGTCAGGGTTAAGTAATAGATCAATCATTTTAGTAATTCCCCTTCTTTATTATAGTAAGTTTTTGTTACGCTTTATTTTTTTTTTTAAATTACCAAGGAATCCCAGAGACTGGTCGAACAGGTGGATTAGCTAGCATATCAAGTTGACTATCTAGCATTGATTCGATTGTTTGTAATTCATTTGCATTAAATGATGACATAATCCAACTCTTTACTACTTGTTCCGTTAAGGATTCAAATGCAATAAAAGTTTCTCCACGACTCAATCCAATTTTACGAGGAATGATTGCTGTATGCTGACCAGAAGTTTTTGTTAATTCAAAAATTACATCCGTAACTAAATCGTCATTGGGATTACGCAACATATTTTTAATTTTAATTTCCATATTATTCCTTATTAGTTGAGTTAATAATTATGTGAGAATCTTCTTTGTGTATTTCCATAAAGCCATAACAAACTAGATTCCACTCATCACTATTAACTTCTTTTTCGCTGGAGGTGCGTACATTAATTGAAAAGCTTTTAACTAAAAATTCTTGTTCATTTTCAAATACACGCCAAACATGATCAAGAGTTCCACGCCCTTCTTGGCCTCTGCTTTTATTAAATCTTATTCTGTACTTATTCATATTAAACAACAATAGCTGCTGAAGGTGAATGAGTAGATACAGGTTTAACACCTACTCCAAAGTGAATAAACTTACATGCTTCATTGGAAGAATTACGAGTAAACGAATGAGCCAACCAAGCATTTGTAAACATCAGCATACCAGCTTCAGGTTTAAAAAATAACATTGGGTTTGCTTCTGTAGGATTATCTGGATTACGCATAGGTAAAGAGATTTGTAACTTTGAAGGTCGTGGATCATGGATACAAGCAACCGAACCATTCTCTGGAGTTTCTAAAAAGTAAAATCCTACAAGTTGGTCGGCTACTGTATGAACATGTTGTTCCATACCCGAATGTTTATGATGTTCTTGGCACCATACTTCAGTAGTATAAGCTTGAAATTTATCCATATCATAGCCTTGACTATTTAGAATATTCCAACCTGTTCCTGAAATCATTTGTGTGAAATCTTGAATACGAGGGTCTTCTGATAAGTTCTCAGACATTCGTACAGGATAAATTTCGTTAAGTTTAGGTTCTTTAGCAGAAAGCTTTGCCAAATTTTCATTGGCAATGCTTTTTACTGTATTTAAGAACTCAGGTTTGTTAATAATGTAAACCCCAGTTTGAAAATAAAACTGAGGATACATCATATTTTGTTTTGTTGTATCCATAATATTGTTTAGAGTTTAAGAGTATGTAACTTCTCTAGTAGTTGGGCAATAATATAGTTGGTATGGTCCCCAAGTATTTCTCATCGGACCGATATGGGTTGAGCATGCATACTGGGCATTTGTATAAGGGCCAATAGCAACTGAATTTCCGGGTTGCATAGAATAACCTGCATTGTAACCAATCGCAATAGCACATCCCCCTTGGCTAGTATGACCTGATGAATAACCAATAGCAATAGAATTTGCTTGTTGGGAACCGGTTTGCCCATTACCGGCACATTTTCCAATAGCAATAGCATATTGACCTTGGAAATAACCCGTATAAGAGCCAATAGATATTGAATCCATTTGTTGGCTAGTACCGGCACTTCCACCAATAGCAATGGCCCCTGCCCCTTGATAATTACCTCCAGCATAAGCACCAACAGCAACTGCATTGCATGCTTGAGAAAGAGGTGCTGCACTATTTCCAATAGCAATTGCGCTCTGGCCTTGACAATCTTTTGCTGAGTTATTACCAATGGCAACTGTATTGGCTCCCTGATTTGTTTGTGCAGCATAAGCACCAACAGCAACTGAACTTGCCTGTGGATTTATACTTCCCGCACAAAGGCCAACAGCAACAGAATTGTACCAAACATTACCTGCACCTGCTCCATACCCTAAAGCAACAAGACCTGCGCATGCTGTAGTTGTGTTACCATAAACTGTTCCTGCAGCAGTTGGAGTAGCAGGAGAACCACCACCACCACCACTAGCCGCAATAGTTTGATTTGGCCAAGTACCTGTAACAGTTACGTTTGTACCCGCAACAAGACTAGGTGTTGCTGTACCTGTACCACCATTAGCTACGGGAAGTTGCCCGGTAACACCTGTAGATAAAGGTAAACCAGTAGCATTAGTTAATGTAACGCTTGTTGGAGTTCCTAATACTGGAGTTACTAAAGTAGGTGAAGTAGCGAATACAGCAGAACCAGTTCCTGTTTCATTAGTCAAAGCACTTCTTAAGTTATCTGACGTAAATGAACCAAGAGATGTAGCATTGCCAACTGAAGTAATAGCACCTGTTAAGTTAGCGTTTGTTGTTACATTACCAGCAGTTAAGCTGGCTGCAGTTCCTGTGATATTAGTACCTACTAATGCAGAAGGAGTTCCTAATGCAGGGGTTACTAATGTAGGGCTATTTGATAGAACTACAGAACCTGTACCTGTTGAGCTAGTTACACCTGTACCACCATTAGCTACAGCTACAGTACCGGATACATTACCCGCTACTAAAGCTGATTGTGCTGTTTTAGTCCATAGACCTGTTGAGCTACTATATACTAATGTGTCACCGTTTGTAGGAGACTGAGCAGACACATCGTGTAACTCATCCATTTCATAACCGTTTTGAATTTTAACTTCAATAGTGCCTTGGTTAGCATGACTATAAGTTACAACACCAACATACACTAAGTGAATAGGTGCGTAAGGTTTAGTACTTGTGTATGTACCAGCAGTAGTTCCACTCAAATAAAGTTGTGTACCATTAGTGTATGCAGAGGTATCAATACCTTTTACAGAACCGCTAACAACAACGTAACCGTTTTGGTTATTTAAAATATCTGCTTGCACTACACCATAAGTTTGTGCTGAAGTGGCATCAGCGCTAGCTAATGCTTTAGATACAAGTGCTTTATTGCTAGATGCGCCACTTACATAAACTACAGTACCCGCAGTTAAGGTAGCCCCAGTTTCGTTACGTACTTGGCTAATTAAAGTCAATGCGCTTGGAGCGGTATTTACAGCAAGATCTCTGGAAGTACCTGTTGTAGTAACAGTAATACTATTATCTGTTGAAGTAATAGCGCTAACTGCGTTGTCTGCTAAAGTGCCTTGAGCAGCAGTAGCAAAGTAACCTACGTCTTGAGCAGAAGCAGTGCCTAATGTAGGCTTGTTAAGAATTTGAGAATCACCTGAAGATGAATTCCAATCAGCATTAACGTTTACTTCTGCACCAGCCTGAATACCTGCTAGTTTGTCTTTCTCAGTTGTAGTATAGTTGTTATCAGTGTGTACATATGCAGAATCAATAACTGTATTAGCATTGTAACCTTGTACAGATACACCAATAGTTGCTGGCTGTAAAGCACTGTCAGCTTTAACACCTTGAGCAGCAGTAGCATATGCTGTACTGTTAGTTGTAGCAGCAGTACCTAAACCTGAAATATCTGT